GGAGTCATCATAATCAAGCCATTCAACCCCGTCATCGTCCGTGTGTGGAGTAATGTCGTATGATCGAACATCCCCATCAACTTCCAGACTATATGGTTTCAACTGCTGCCCGATTATATTGTTCGCCTTCACCGTAAGCCCAATGATCCCGTAGGCCAAATTTCCGGAGTTAGGTGGGGCTATTACAGCGGAGCCTGGAGACTTAGAGTTGATAGCATTTAACACCACACTATCCACCGAGTTCTGTGGGGTCACTGATCCTTTGAAGATGCGGAACTGTTGCTTAGATTGACATTGAAGCCTGATCCCGAAGTGCAAGGGGTTTCTTGTCAATCCGGCAACTTGGAATCCTGCGGGATAAACATTTTCAGTAATGTAATATTCAGCATCACCATGGACATACTCTCTATCTAAAAAAATGCGGTACTCGGTAAATCTCCCATTATCAGTTACACCTACTACAACTGGGTCAGCAATTACCGTGTATCCTCCACCCGGCAGCTTTTCAAAACACTTTTCAGGGGCTACATCTTGATCGTTGTAATCGGCATTTGAATCACAAACCGCATCAGTAGCCGGGTAGAATAGAAACCCTCTACTTGGAGGAGTCATCCGTTTATACTCCGGAACCTCCAAAGTATTCTTTACGGCAATAATTATTTCCGGTTCAATCGTTTCATCTTGGTCCAATGCTGTGGTAAACATGCACCGGAGTTCATGGAAACGGAACTGATGAAGCTCTATTACTTCTGGATCTCCGTCATAATATCCCTGATCTAACGTAAACCCTATGCGAACATAATCGCCCAAATGGACCGTTGCTCCCAATTCAAACTGGCACCAAAACCGTTGAGGTTGATCCCCTGAAGTTAAAGTGGTATATCCGCTTTCTGCTCGTATTCCTCCAGCAGTCGCCTGGGAGCTGGCCCACATGTATCCTTTTCTATCCAATATGCCAACGGTCCCTTCAAAAGTGTTGTACTTAGCCGCGCTTGAAACAAAAAACTCGAACCGGTAGGTGCCTGCTGCAAAACTACCACCGGCATTTGGCTTCATGTCATAGTAAATATTAAACCGTTTTCCAGGGACTTCTCTGCGGCAATGATATTCAATAACTTCGAGAGAAGTTATCCAGTCAGTATATCGAAAATCAAAAAGATAGACATTTTTCCCGCTATCTGGGCCTTTATTGTCTTCTCCTTCTCCACCATTCCAGAGTCCTCTAGTTTGGTCGGAAAAAGCATAGCCGTCGTCCCTATATAAATCTTTTGAAGGGGCTACAATATTTATGGCATCACTATCAGCATCTCCGCTGACCACCTTACTAATTTCTCCCCAATACTGCTGCACGAAGTTTTCTTTTTCAATACTCCCTTCAATATAAGCAGCCTCCTCCCGCATACAAGAAGATAAACCCTCTTCTATAAAATCACTATTCTCTATATCCTTCCAGTCACCACCCGATCCAGTTTGAATTTTTACTGTGGCCCGATGACCAACAACAACCCCGCTACTATCAGTACGAAACAAACCGCTCGGGAATACGAAGTCCAAATAGCATTCGTCCGAGCCATTTGCGGACTGTACGATAGTAGATATTAACTTCATATCCGCTCCGCCCTCCTCGTCTATTTGATCGAGGGTTTCAATCAACGGGAGGTTAAACCCAATAGATTCTGATTCATGTCTGCCGTGATAATTTCCTGGCTGCCCGGTGCTATACCCGGTAATTCCATCAGCATTTAACTTGTAATAAACTTTCCCGGGGTATTGTCTAACTAGATCATTTTGGTCCTGTACCAGCAAAGCCTGAATGTTAATCCCACCAAATTCAGCGGTGGCTGTATTAGGCACAGCATAATAGCCAGTGCAATAAAGGGCATGGAGAGTTTGTTTACACGCGGATTTTATGACGTAAGGAACGGCTGCCAGATCAGGGAAAATTCTATGATGGCCGAAAATCTTTGGAATAACTCCTCCAATCCGGGCACGGTTGCTCTGAGCCGTTATCATGGCGCTAGGAGCGAACGCCTCTTCAGTTGGTGCCATGCCCTCGACGTTGTTGTTAGATGCAACGGGAGGCTTGAATACCGCCCCTATCAACAGATTACCAACAACACCAACGGCTAATCCGGCTAATTGGGCACTACTTAGTCCGAGGACCACATTGGCCGAAGTGAAATACGTTCCAAATATAGCCCCGGAAGCAATACCAGCGGAGAAAATGGATATGGCAACAGCGGCGATTAACATCATCGCTTGTTTGCCCCCTCCCTCGCCACCACCCGGCACAACGACGAACTGGACATGATCCCCTGGTTGCACCATATAGTCCCAGTCATCCAAACGAATGCCATTTAGAAATACATAAGTAAGTTCTTTACTTCCAGCAGGCCAAGCTATCTGTTTGAAATAATCTTCAACTGTACTGTAGTCAGGCAGGCATACGGGAGCAAAAGTAAAGTTCTCAAAGACATTACTCTTTGCCGAGACCAGCGGTGTATTTAAAGTAGCTAGTTCACCCATCTGTAAAATCCTTCAATTCTGTTTTTCCACTTAGTTGTGGTGAATTTTTCAATACAAGAATTAGACCCGCGTAAAGAATGCAACATCGACTCTGGCTTAACTACTACCCCACAATGTATTGGTCTACCACCGATCAACAATAATACAATATCCCCTGGTTCCGGATTATTGACTTTGAGAAACTCATCGCTATGGGAAAGGAATCCAGTATCCGCAGTTTTCCAAGTTCCAGCGAAATTGTAGTCTGGTATCTGTTTGCCGAAGACCTTATCCATGACAGCAACAACCAGTTGATAACAGTCCATCCCCGGCTCATCTCTAAACCCGTATGGGATGCCTATGAATTCAGTAACCCGGCTCATAATGGAATCGAAGTTCCAAATAAACCAGGGAAATTATAGTGTTCGTAGAAAGGATGATTAGAAGGAAAAGCTCTTCCAAGAACATCATCCTTAACCAAAGTTCCGGTTATCACCGTTTCATTCCATGAGACATCTATCAAATCTAAATCGGTAACAAACAGCTCAAGTCCATAAGTTTTTGCCTGTGCTGTTACTACATCCCCCGTAACTGTAATCCATACGTTAAGGACCATTCCCAAACTGTAGTTGAGCTGCAACGGGTATTTAGCCACCCGCAACACATCAACCAGGAGTCGATCAATATTATCAAATTCCAACTTTACCGTTTGCTTCCTTGAGATTGTAGAATCCGAAAGGGTGACTTTGAAAGGGAACGCTATGTGCGCTCGCTCAATAGCACCGGCACCGGGATCTTTTGCTAACGTGGTGACGTTGTTATCGCACACATACAATCTATCCTCACCTTCTACGGTAAGAGTTTGAAACTGGTCCTTTACCTTTTGGCTCTCCCTGTGGTGTAGACCGATAGACAAGAAACTAACCCACGCGGCTTCCGTATCGTGATCGGTTAACGATTCAAAACCCAACGCGCTTAACGTAGTTCTCGGCACTTACAATTCCTCCCATTCCATTGAGGCATTGAATCGAAGCGGACCATCATCAGATGTCTGTGGCGGTTTTAGGAAGCGGTAATAATGGGTCTTCCCATCATACGGATGCGGGAACGTAAAGAACTTATACCCTCCCTCTGTTCCCCCTGTCCCACCGGTTCCTGACCCTTCAAAGAATGCGCGAAGTTCTACAAAATCATACCCCGCGAAATTCATCGTAACTTTTACCGTTCTCATCGGCAATGTGAAACGTCTGCGGGTCTTCGGTGGCCCAACTGACATAGAAGTGCGAACCCGCATGTCGTTTGTTGCTTCTTTCCACCCGGTAACACAAGGCTTATCGCAATGAGTGCATCCGTATAAATTGGTCGGCCAAGCTACAACTGGAACCTTTATCGGCGGAAGACTCGCATACGGCGCAATAGGGATAGTCATATCTTACCTCTTATCTAGGAATTGGCCGTGCGCCAAATTGGGTTCCAAACATGGAGTTGGCACCACCGCTCCCCACATAATTATCTACAGCTCGTTCAATTATAACCTGGATGTCCATTCCCCCATTACCGTTTGGTCGTTCCGTAGTGGTGGCTTCTCCACCGGAGTTATTGATAACATTCACCGTGGTTCCTCCGCCAGTTGATTGAACCCCGAGCTTACCATTTATACGGGTTAAGGGCATTACAGCTTCAGGTCCAGCTTCCCCCATGAGCCCTATTCCATCGGCCATAGGGAAGATTGTCGGAGAAGAAACTACTCCACCAGAGGCAAAAGCTGTAACCTCATTACCCCCCTGGAAAACAGCACCATCTGCAAAAAGAGAAGGAAACGCTGTTTCCAATGCTTTAATCATTTGTGTCTGAAGGATTACCTTTGCAAGACTGGCTACCATTGATTCTGCCATGTCGGCAAAACTTGTTTTTCCAAGCAAAGCAAAGTCCACAATAGCATCAGATAAATCCCCAGTGAATCCTTTTATCGCTCCACCAACTGCGATGGTCAAGGCTTCGCCCATGGATTCAATATCAGGTATAACCTTTGCGGAAACAAGTCCCAGTTTTTCCTGAGCAGCAGTTAACTCTTCCAGCGAAATTTTACCTTGGTTGAATGCCTCAACCAACTTCATCTCTTGTTGCCAGAGGTATTCTTGCTCTTGATCCAATGCTATAACTGAATCTATATACTCCTCCAAACTGGATACTACCTGTGCAACGCCACCAGGAATTTTATCCAGCTCTGCCATATATGTGCCCGACCCAATGTTGCCGAGGGTCATCTGTTCATCCAAGTAGGCATGTTTCTGGAACAACAGATCCACAGCATTCTCAGCTTTCATAACTGATTCTGCATATTTTTCCATATCTGTCTTTTTATCTGAGCCACCTCCGCCCCCGGACAAACCAGTATTTTGGAGTTTCTTCAGCTCTGCTTTATCCAGATCCCTGAAAATTTTATCAATTCTATCCATCTCAGCGCCCATCTCATCATCGCCGCTGAAATATCCTTCATACAAGTTAAATCCAAACAAAGTGGGCAAGTCTTTCAACTTCTCCCTTAGCTCCGCCATCCCCTTCTCAGCGTAAGCTATCTTGACATCCCATATCTTTTTGGCGTCTTCCGTGTTCGCCAAATCTTGTAACTCCCGCATATTCTGTATTTCTAAATCGTGCGCCCTAATAGCTTCCAGCTCTTCTCTATGCTCCTCCTCCAACCTGGAAATAGTGACACTTTTCAAAGTAACCCCTATGGTTTCAAACATACCACTTATGGAACCGGCACTTGCGGCCATCAAACGTAATCCATCTATTACAAAGGACATAAACCAAGCAAATCCGGCTTTGGTTGCTGGGTCGTTCAATGTCCTGGCTAATGCGTCAATAGACTCGGCAATAGTGTCTATTCCATTGTCCGCTGCACTTTCGTTTAGCAACGATTGCCAAGCGGTCTCTAAGTTAGTCATAGCCCGGTTAACAGTGAGAGGAAGACCCTCGACCAGCTTTTTATATTTTTCCTGCTGTTTAATCAGAGCATTGAACACCACCGTTGTTGTCAACAGCCCGTCCTTAGACATTTTCTTGAGTTCCCCGCGAGTCTTGTCCAACGCAGTAGCAAGCAGATCCATCAACGCCACATTATTCTCTGAGATTGAACGATACTCGTCGCCAGCCAACTTACCGGAAGCCATAGCCTGTGATAACTGAAGCATGGAGGATCTGGTTTCCTGGGCAGATGCGCCGGAGAGCCGGAGAGTAATCGCTACAGTTTCGGTCGCACTAATCAGATCCTCATGGGCTACCTGCAACCCCTTCATTGACATCCCCATACGGGCGTACAGGGTGCCAATAGCATCATAGGAACTATAGGTATCCATGGCGACCTGATTAAGATCATCCTGGGCTTGCTCTAGCCCCACAGTAGCATCTGCAACCAGCTTGATCCGACCACCGAGTTCCTGGTAGGAATCAACTAAACGGACAGCACCTTTAATTGCTCCACCGATAAGGTTAGCCCCGACCAATAAACCAATGGCACCATTCAGCCGAGTAAAAGACTGCTGAAGACCGCCCACGGATTTCTGGGTCTTCTTTAGAGTCTTGTCCATATTACCTAACTGCTTTGCGGCATCTCGGCTGACAACTCGGATTCGTACAAAGTGCTCTTGTGATGTAGATGTGGGCATAACTCAAGCCTCCGTGACAAATCAAAAGTACAGCATTATTTATCTTTATTGCTGTGTTCCTGTTGTATTCCATCTAACGTAGAAATGCAATGATTCAGAAGTTCCTCATCTTCACCATTCAACTTGTTTACCGCAATATACAACTGAATTGCGGTCCATGGAATAGGGGCGAACCCGAAACCTACCGGGCGACAAGTGGAAAGTTCTATATAAGCATTCCATAACCATTCCACTCCATCAATCTCTGGCCTGTTTTCCAAGGCTTTAGATTCGCCGCCTGAAGCAACCAGATCCTCTAGGTTCCTTTCATACTTTCCCCATTCCAATTTCCACGTTACGAGTTTCCCAATGGATCAACCATTGCCGTCAACTCTTCTTTTCTGAACGACGCCATGTTCATAGCGGCATCCCGAATAATATCGAAAACATCCGGCATCTCAACGAACAACTTAACCACGTTCTCCTTGGTCAACGGGGCATCTTCATCCGAGCCTTCAAACCGAATCCCTTTCCAGCCAATAACAACGGATTCGGCATAAATTTCATAATGCAAACGATCACTCGTAGCATCATCCATTTGTTTAGCCTGCATCCGGCGTTGAAATGGTGCCGTGATTCTGGTGTATGATCTACCGAACTTCTTGTTTCCGCCACCAGCGCGAAGAATCCGGATACTGATTGATTCACTCAGATCGACATCAATCCCTAGTTCACCTTCCAAATCATCGTCACGTTTGTAAAGATCTAAACCTTGAAAACCGCTCATAATTCACCTGCGTATCTTATCCTGCGAGATAATAAGGAGGGTGTGACACGGAAATAATCGACCGCAGGAACCGATTATTCGGGTGGCCGCATCACACCCCTTTTCTTTAGACCGGCTCAAGTGTTGAGTCGCCCCATTGGATCGTCAACGTAGACTCCTCAGAGCTATCGTACAGTGCGTTCATACTGAGGTCCTTCACCCCATCGGTTCCTGTCCCACCGGCAACCACAGAATCCCCGGCAAACTTCATCCGGGGGAACAAGGAGGAAAACATCCCTTCAAAAGTAGTTATCGGAGAATCTGCTTTTTGCACACGGAACAACATCGTATGTTCTGACTGAGCTAACACGGCTTCCATCAGCAGGTTATCTGAGAAATGAACCGTCGCTGTCAAATCAACTTCACAACGACCAATGGCAACATTTTTATTGAACAGGGAACCTATGCACTGAATGCCACGATAATTATTGTTCAAAGTGAACCCGAAGTTACCGAAACACCGACCCAGGGCAGCATCCGTAAGTGGCGCCCCGCCGAACTGAAGATTAACAACATCCGGGGATCTCAAGACAACCGGATCAACAACAGGAGTAGCAGTAGCAACATCAACAATATCAATAATCCCAGCTTCCCCGAGGCCAGTGTCACCCGTCGCACCGACAACATACTCCTTACCAATTAGGCCAAGGCCGTAAGCCACAGGGCTGCCAGGGCTCGTATTGACGTTGAGTGTATTTACAACTACGCCAGTTATGATGTGATACAGGAAATCTACATCAGGGGTTCCCTCTGGATCAGGAAACCGTTTTACAACTACCAGGGATTTTTGAAGCACTCCGACTTTTACCTCCTCCATGTTCGCCGGGTCAGCTCCTCCTACTGGGGCTGGGGCAGGATCAACATCATTTGCCATTGCAGATTCAAGCACTAACTTGAGAGCTGGACAAATTACCAACTCGGTACTAATGTCTCCTTGGGCATTGATCCCGTTCAACAGGGAATCTAGCACCTGTCGATTATCACTCTGCAAATTAGACAGGGATACTTGAACCTCGGGCATCATCCCTTCCGACGTTATAGGTAACTCATAAAAGGTAGTAGGTAAAGCGGTTTCAGAACCGTAATCATCGGCACCTTCTTCGCCTATGGAAATGCGAACTAAATCACTGGATACAGGCATGAGGAGTCTCCTATTTTATGCCGAATAATTATAAGTGTATTGGGCAGCAACTTGATACCCAAAAAAGTTACCACTTGACGCATTCACCTGTGAAGGAAATGCGGTTTCGGGTGGATCTACCGTGGTAAATCGAAGACCACCTGGAAATGACGCCGATCGCATCAATGCCCGAACACTCTCTGCGTACCCAAGGGCGACGGAGCTACCGGTGCCGGAGGCTACAAACACTGTAATGATAACCTGCCCTTCCTCCAGATAACAACTAACAGAAGAGCCGATTGACAACTTGGACTCACCGGATGAAATAAACCCATAGGTTAGCCATGGGGCAAGATCCTCTGGGGGATCATCAAATTCATTCTCTTCACCGGCGATTGTTGTACTGCCCCAATTAGCATCCAAGAAGGCTTTTACTGCGTCCCTTACAAATTTACTGCTCATAGTACCCCCTTCGTTACGCTCTTAGGCCGAATGACCAGGGCTGGATAAAACTGGGAAGTCATCCCTAACCTTGCCCCAAATTTATAGGGGAGTGACAATTGGAGCCGAGTGTATTTTATTCTCACGCTTTCTCCAAACCTGGCTTTGGCCGCCCGTTCGATCGCCCGGTACACCCCGCTAGGGGCTTGCATGGACCATGCGAGGGAACGAGTCTTTGATATAACCATGTTCCCTTTGTTCTTCCCTCGTTTTATTCTCCGTGCTCGGCTGGTATGGGTCAAGCCTCCACCGTGCTCTATACGACGAGCATAGGGCATAGTGTTAACAAACACATGCTTGGACCCCTGAGTATGCTTCACGGTGTTAAAATTCCGCCGGAAGCTAACAATATTCGTGGTGTTGTCGATAGACATTACCGCTCGGCCATCTACCATGTACAAATGGGCATCTTCGTAATGAGATGACCGGAAGCCCTTAACATCCTGTGGACGCTTATTCCGATATGGCGACCGTATAACCAATTGTTCCGCTATCCAGGCCAACATTTCATCCATGGTGGAGGAATTATTCTGGTAAACGATAGTTCCCCCAGACCGGACCCCGAACTCACTGGCGCCCAATTTATTGTCCACCACCTTCAGATAGTCAGTGGATAACTTTGGGAACCGGTTTGTCATCTGATCCCTTTTCAAAGTGTCCATAGCCAAGTTTGCAGTTATAACCCGCAGGAATTTTCCATCTCCGGGGTTAATCCTCCAGTCTTCGCTTACCTTGATAAGTGATCCGGTTGCCATATTATCCCCCTGTCGTCCTGACTTCATAGCCGACAAGCTCACCATGGGTTTCCAGGGGACGTACCAAAGAGATGGTGAAATAATCACCAGTCTTCAAAATACGGTCTCCTTTCTTCGGTGGTACAGGAAAACCTTTGGACACCAAGTCTGCATATTCCAAAGTAAACCGGGTATCCTGTTGACTTATTTCATGTGCCACAGGAGACTCTTCCGCATACCGGCGGAGAACTGT